CGGCAACCCTGTCGAGCCAACGGGTCCGTTCTACGATCTGTTCCAGGGTGGCACCGCTAACTGCATCCACATCAGCGCCTATGACGGGCCGAACGTGAAAGCGGGGAAAACCATCATCCCCGGCCTTGCGACCCTTGACTGGGTTAACGAGCGCAGAGAGGAGTGGGGCGAGGACAGCCCCATGTGGCTATCGCGCGTCATGGGGACATTCCCGGATAGTGACGATCGCACGCTTGTCCCGATGTCTTGGATGGATGCCGCCATCGAGCGCTGGCAAAAGTACCAGATGGACGGCACATGGGATTCGTCCGTCTGCCAGATCGGGCTGGACGTTGCCCGCAAGGGCGCAAACGCCACATGCGCAAGCGAGGCCTATGTCGGGCTTGGGGTCAAGGCGATCCACGTCTTCCCAAAGCAGGACACGGTACAGACAGCGATGCAGGCCAAGGTGCTGCGTGACGAGCTTGGCGCCCACCAGATCAGGGTTGATGCCGACGGGCTTGGCGCTGGCGTCTACGACATGCTCGTCGACATGCTCGGCGAGGACGTCGTCGTTGAGATGCGCGGTGGTATGGTCAGCGAGTTTGATCGCGATCGTTTCGCTAATCGTAGAAGTGAGTGGCTGTGGACGTTGCGTCAACGGCTGGACCCGGATGGGCCGGCGCCGATTGCGCTACCGCCAAACCAGAAGCTGCGTGGGCAGCTTACCGGCATGCGATGGGGTTTGACGACGCGCGGGCAAATCAAGCTGGAGTCGAAGGACGAAATGGATTCGCGCGGAATGAAGTCGCCAGATGAGGCTGACTGCGTATCCTACGGGTTGGCTGTCATCGCCGACAGGTTCATTATCGAAGATCACCTATTGGCTATGACGCGGATGTAGGAGCGAGAGTGAGCAACAAGCAACGTGACGACAACGGCCAGTTTCTCGGTGGACTAACCACCCGCGCGGCCGTGGTTGGTGGGGACGGGCTGCTCCGGTGGTCAGAGGATTCGATCAGCGGGCTTAAGAGTGCGCTTGACGGTGTCCGTCGTGACGGATGGGGCAACGTCCTAACCGGCCTTGGCATCGCATCGCGCGACAAGCGCATGGGCGCAACATTCGGTGCCTCGTCCCGCATTTCCCAGAGCAGGGAGCTGCTTGACGAGATGTTTCACGGCGACGACATCGTCGCGACCATCTGTGAGCTTCCTGCTGGTGAGATGACCAGGGAGTGGTTCGACCTCCTTATCCAGCCAGAGGAGGGCGACCGCTTTTCTGATTCCGACACGGCCGACAGGGTCATGCAGGAGCTTGACTCACTAGGTGCGCAGCCGAAGTTCAAAGAAGCGATTACGTGGGCGCGTCTTTACGGCGGCGCGTGCATCTTCATCGGAATCAATGACGGTGGGACGGCGGACCAGGAAGTAGACGTCGACAACATCGAGAGCGTCGACTTCCTGAACGTCATGGACAGGTTCGACCTCCTTATCGACGAGAGGTACGAAGACCCGACCAAGCCAAAGTATGGCGAGCCAAAGATTTACAAGGTGAACGTCGGTGGCGGCAGGGGTGATGGTCACTACGGCTTGCGGATCCACGAGACGAGGATTCTCCGGTTCGACGGTGTCCTGACAAACAGGACGCGGCGCAACGAAAACTCCGGGTGGTCAGAGTCGGTAATCACCCGCAACCTGGATGTCATCCGGGACTTCCAGTCGTCGTTCCAGGGCGTTGCCCACCTGATGACCGACTTCAGCCAGGGTGTCTTCAAGATTAAGGATCTTGCGAAGATGCTCTCGTCTGACAAGGACGGATTGGTTCTCAAGCGATTGCAGATGCTCGACTACGCGCGCAGCATGGTCAGGGCTATCCCGCTGGATGCCGAGGAGGACTTTGAGCGGAAGGGTGCAAGCGTAAGCGGCATGGCTGAGTTGCTTGACAGGATCATGCTCAGGCTGTCTGCGGCAACCCGCATCCCAGTCTCCCTGCTTATGGGTCGCAGCCCTGCAGGTATGAACGCTACCGGCGAGAGCGACACGCGGTCGTTTTACGATCACATCAGCGCACAGCAGGAGTGGGCACTTAGGCCGTGCGTTGAGTGGATGCTCAAGGTGATGCTTAACGCGAAAAATGGACCAACATCAGGTACCGAGCCTACGTCTTGGGGTTTTGAGTTCAATCCGCTTGAGCGCGGGGATCCTGTGTCGATTGCCGCAGAGCGACTCGCCAACGCACAGCGTGACGCGCTGTATATCCAGAACGGCGTTGTGACCCCGGATGAGGTGGCTAACAGCCGGTACGGCGGGAGCACGTACAGCCCGGAAATGACCCTGGATAAGTCGCGTCGCGATACGGAGCTTGATCTGCGCAGCGAGCAGATCCTCAAGAGAAACAACACAGCACCGGGAAATGCCCTTGCGTCAGTTGCGGGTATGACGGCAGAGGATCCCGTCGTCGCGGACGAGTCAATGAGGATGGACGCCAGCTACGCCCCGGCGTCGCCGTCCGATGCCCGCAGCGGCCGTGTTTGTTCCCGCTGCGCGTTTTCCGACGGCGCGCACTGCCGCCGGTTTGACAGTCAGACGGACAGCGGATTCCGTTGCGATGACTGGTTCCCGTCCGGCCCTAACCGGTTGGGGATGGCCACGACATCTGCCGGCGTCGGGATCGTCCGCAGCAGCAAGAGCCACGGGCTGCGGCGCCTGCGCGGAAAGTAAGATGCTGCACGACCAGCTTGACCCTGGCGTGGCCGCTAGGCTTGGCGACGATCTCCTCGTTGAGTCCGTGCAAAGGACGATAGAGCCACGTCTTTTTGCGATCATAAAGGAGTTTGGTGACGCCGAGCTTGTCAGTCTTGGCATCGAGGCACCGCTCTCCATGACGGACCCGAGGATTGTTGGGTTCCTTGTCGAGCAATCCGCGCTTAGGTCTGTGGGGATAAACGAAACCACAAAGAGGAAGCTGTCTGGTCAGCTTGCCGATGCGATCATTGCGGGCGAGTCGATCTCCTCTGTCCGCAGTCGGATATCCGAGTACTTCACCCAGGCTGCCGTAAGCCGCTCGATGATGATCAGCCGCACCACGGTCAACGCGGCTGCGAATCTTGGCGTAATGCTGGCGCACCAACAAAGCGGCAGGGTCGCAACCCGCATGTGGGTGACCACCCGCGACAGGCACACGCGGGACACCCATTTCTCCCTTCATGGCCAGGTCAGGTCGGTAACCAGACCATTCGAGATACCCTTGACCGGTCGAAAGGCCATGTATCCGGGGGGGTTTGGTGTCCCGTCGGAGGATATCCACTGCAGATGCACCACTGTCCCGCTGGCCAGGTCCAGGTCAGACGGCGAGGATGGTGGTGGCGGCGGGCTGGATTCGTTCTGGGACCGGGTCCGTGTTTGGGAGGCTATTCTTGCCAGGGATATGGCAGAGCTTTTCATAGCCCAGGGAAACCTGGTTCTTGGCGGCATTACAAGTGAACGTTGAACTTGCCGTGGCAAGTAGTTTCAGCAATGCTCTGTTCCATGTCCAAGATTGGCCCGAAGACAGTCATTGCCAGAATCAGCGCGACCCAGGACGTTTCGTCGCATTCCGTTGCTTTGGCTTGCCAGAAAATCCACATCACCAACAACGGACCGAACAGCGCCTTCATGTCCACCGTTAGCGATGGGTACATCAGCCAATCGCTTACGTTCGACGACGATCTCGCCTCTGGTGGCGACTCTGCAATCACCGGTGCAGGCAACTTCATCACCGCTGGATTCGCGATCGGCGACACCGTCATCGTGTCTGGCAGCGTGTCAAACAACGGCACCGTCTCTGTCCCGATCAAGACGCTGTCGGCTACGGTTATGACGTTCAATGGGATTGTGCTTGTAGACGAGGGTCCGGTTGCCTCGACGCTGCGTGGGCCGTTGACCGTAACCGATTCGACGGGTTTCGAGATCACGAGTGGCTACACGGAAGTGTTCGGCATCCTCGGCGGAACAGAAGTGTTTTTCGTCTGCACGGCAGCACAGACCGCAGAGCTTAGTGTTGCCGAGGAATGCTGATGCGGACCATTCACTTTGACAGGGGCACGCTAAAGCAGCCCAAGGAGCTTCCGAACGGGTTCCTGCGTGTGGATGCGTTTCTTACCCGCGTCGGTGTCTTCCTGTATCAAAACAACGACGGGACACTGCGCCGGGAGTTGCGGCTCCCTGATGAGGTGTTCAACGAGGACAGCCTCGATGGTCTGCGTGGCACAGCCCTGACCTTTGGGCACCCTGCCGACCCCGTGTCCCTGGACAACGCCAAGGATCTCCAGATCGGCTCCGTTGGTGTTGATGTCCGGCGCGATGGTGCTGCGGTGCGCGGACAGCTCACCGTTAATGACAAAGACGCAATCGCAAAGATGAAGAAGGGCACAAAAGAGGTGTCCTGTGGGTACTGGGCGGATTTCGACCCGACCCCAGGTGTCACGAGCGGGATCGACGGCGTTGCCGACGGGCTTGCTTACGATGGCATCCAGCGCAACATCAAGTACAACCACGCAGCCATTGTCGACCATGGGCGGGCTGGCTCGTCCATTTCGGCCCGGATGGACGCCTCCGCATGGCGGTGTGACGACGTGAGCTGGAGCGTTAGCGAGACTGGCGTTGTTTGCGACAGTCTGCTGGCTATGAACCTTCAGATGTTGATGTATAACAAGGGCCTCACTATTGGGGAGCTTGCCACTGTTGCAGCCACCACAGAGAATGGTATGGAGTCCATTCTTTCAGGTATGGTGGTCCCAACGGGATTTCAGATCGAAGCACTAGCGGAACTGTTTGACGTTTCAGACAAGTCCCTCAAAGATTTGCTACCAGACCGGGTGCGCGACTACGTCGACAGTGCCCTTGGAGATAAGATGAAGTTCAAGATCACCATCGACGGCGTGTCCTACGAGATTGAGGGCGACGAGAGCGCGCAGCAGGCCCTCACCCAGAAGATCACCCGTGACGCGAGCCAGCTGGCCGACGCCGTCGCGCGTGCGGTCGATGCGGACAAGCACGTCGCTGCCATTGTCGATTCCCACAAGTCGGAGATCGCCAAGGAGTCCGCCCGTGCGGACGCGGCACTGGAGAAGGTTTCGGAGCTTGAGAAGGCCCGTGCGGACGCGATGTCGCCAGAGGTCATCTCCAAGGCGGTCGCTGCCCGTGTCCTCCTTGAGAACCAGGCGTCGAAGGTCATTGGCAGCGGGTTCAAGGCGGACGGTCAGTCCGACGACGAGATCCGCCGCGCCGTTGTGCTCAAGGTTTCCCCTGGCGCGGTGGGCGCCCTCGACGGCGGGGATCCCCTGTATCTCCGTGCGCGGTTCGACCAGGCAGTGGAGTCCGCCCCGGTAGACACCAGCCGCAAGTCGAACAGCGTTGTCGTCGATGCTGTCTCGCGGAACGATGGTTCTGCCGACCGCATCGGGTCGAAGCTCGACGCTGCGACTGCAGACTACGCAAAGCGAAACGATTCCATGTGGAGTCGTCCGCTGTCCGCTTCCAAGGACTCACCTTCCGCCCCCGCCCCCGTGACCGTTCGCCAGTAGCGGATCACGAAAGGAGACAAATCAGATGGCTCAGCTCACTTACCCCACGGATCTTGTGATCGGCATCGCCGGTCAGGCGGCAGACACAGGCGCCATTGACGTCATTTCTCGTGCAAGCGAGGAGGCGGTTGCCTTCCCGTACGGATGCGCTGTCGTCGCCGGCACCGACCCGGACGTCCAGGCGTTGCTTGCGAGCGGTGCGGCGGACCTTCTTGGCGTCGCCATGCACAGCCATGCGGCCGAGAACGACATCGCGGCG